GGCCCGCTGGCGGTCCAGTTCTTCCTGTGCCTGGGCGGCCGTTTCTTGCTGCAGCCGGTGAATCTCCTCAAACCTTATGCGCTTGCGCTCGGCCTCCAGCCTGGCCTGCTCTTCCTCGCGCTGCAGCTTCGCCGCTTCCTCCTGCCGGATGCGCTCGCGCTCGGCTTCCAGGCGCGCGGCCTCGGCTGCCTCATGCTCGGCAATCCGCGACTTCACCAGTATGGTCAGGTCGTCTGGTTGCTTGAGCACGATGGTGGCCGTGTCGGCAAACAGGAATGCGTGTGCGCTGGCCAGCTCGCGCAAGGTGTTCAGGTTGACCTGAATTCGGTCGGCTACCTCGTTGGCTGCGATCTTGCACCGCGCCAGCTCGTCGTTCACGGCGCCGCGCAGGCTGTCCACCGTTCGCTTTCCTTTGACAACGCCACCGAAGTCGGCGGGCACCTGCGGCATGTAGGGCTTGCCCAGGCGGGTGTTCAGGCTTGCGATGTGATCGCGCAGCGCAACAACCCCACCAGCCACAATCTCGCCCCGGATCTGCTCCTTGCGGGCGGTCACCAGCTTCTCGGTGGCCAGCCGGGTGGCGCGCGCCAGATCCTTGAGGTCGCGCACCTGGCGGCGCATGGCCTCAAAGTCCACCATTTCGCCCAGGGCAGCATCTTCACCGGCAGTCAGCGCATCCTCTGCGCGCTTGAGTGACTTGCAGGCGGCCTCGGCATTGGCAAAGTCCTGATCGGTATCGGGCTTGGCCGGGATGCGCTCAATGAATGCGCGCAGCGCGGTGGCGAAGTCGGGCAGGTTGGACACCACGGCCAGCTTGCCATCCAGGCGCACGGAAACGGCGGGCAGGCTTTCCATGGGCTCGGCCACCACGGGGGCGGGCTTGGGTTCTGGCGGGACGTAGGTGGCCAGATCAGCGGAAAACTGCTTCCACCCGGCGATCAGCTGCGCGCGGCGCTCGGGCTTCGATTCGTACCACAGTGGGTGCGTGCCCTCGGGCGTGCCGTCGCTGGTGGTGAACAGGGCGCGCTGTGCGCTGCTGACAAGAAGCTGGTGCTCCAACTGCAGGTAGTAGTGCGGCTCAAGGTCGCCGGCCGCAACCTGCTCAACCAGCGCCTGGTTCAGCATCTTGTTTTCCCAGATCACTTCGTCCAGCAGGTCAATGCCGTCAAAGCTGGCCAGCAGGGCCATGCCTTCGACTTCCAGCGTGGCTACGATGGGGTAGAACTCGACACCGGCGATTTCTTCCGCGATGGGGCGGGCCTTGGCTTCGGCCTCATGGCCTGCATCGAAAATGCGCTGTTTGACCGCGCCGACTTCTTCGGTCAGCCCGGTGGCCTTCTGGCGCAGCAGTTCGTCGCGGGTGGTGTACTTGGACAGGCCAAGTGCGGCGGCGGCTTCCGATGCGCAGAAGTGCCGGGCGCGCGCTGCGTGCCAGGCGGCTGATCCTTGGGGGGCGTTTTCAAGTGGTTTGTACATGGTGTTCCTTTCAGGCGCTTTCCAGCGCGAACTGGCGTTCTTCAAAGTAGGCGGTCAGGCGCGCCCGCGCCTCGGGGTCTGCCACTTCTCCGATCAGGTCGGCGGCCTCATACAGCGCGTCCAGCGTTGCGGCGGCGTGCAGGCGATTGCCCACCTCCTGCTCGCTGATGGCCTCTGGCGCGCCTTTTGGCTGCACGTCTGTGACGGGCTCTTGTTGTTGCGGCGCTGGCGCATTGAGCGGTGCGCGGATGGCGTCCACCTGCTCCTGCGTCAGCGTGCCCTTGGTGCTGGCCTTGGCGATCACTGCGTCGGCTGTGGCCTTGCCGGCGGCGATGGCAGAGCGCCAGGCGGGCAGGTTCTTGGCGAATTGCTCGGCTGAGTAGGTCGGCAACTCAGCGGGCTCTGCCCGTTCCATGCTGCCCATGTGCTTGACTGGCGATGCCTCCACGATGCGCTCGGCCTCGTCCTGGTCGTAGATGCCGCCGTAGCCAAAGGCCAGGCGGGCGCACTGGATCATTGCCTTGTGGCGCAGCATCCGGCGTGGGTGCGACTTCCAAGGCCCAACACCATCGCGGCGGCATTCGGCCATCCATTCCGTCACCTTGATCGGGTGGTTGCGGTCTTTGCGGTAGATGATGCAGGTGCACGATTCTTCATCCTGCGCAAAGTCCATGCCGTCGAATTGCGGGTGGTTGTTGATGATGCGGCTCCAGCCGTCCACGCCGACAACCGGGACAATGCCGTTTTGCCGGTCAGGGAGCGCGTAAAGCTCTTTCACCCACGGGTTTAGCCCGTATTGGCTTGCCACAAAGAGCAGGGCGGCGAGCTGCGAATCTGTCGCTGGCCCCTTGAATGCCGTGGCCTTGAGTGTTGCTACAAGCTCTTGCGGGTCGCCGTTTATGCCCAAGCCTGTCGCCAGCTTGGCCGCGTTGGAAAGCACGATATTGCTCATTGTTCAATCTCCTGTGGCAGAGCGCGCCTGTTGAATAAACTCCTGCCGCGCCTGCTGTCTTGCGTCCGTCAGATCAGCCTGCCCTGCCGCATGTGCCCCAAGGTCGTCGCAGCCCGTCAAAAACACCACGGCGGCGATTGCCCATGTCAGCATCCACGGCCATCCATAGCTGCACAGCGAATAAAAAAACCGCCGGTGAAGTGGCGGTTTGTATTTGTGAATCGCTATTGATTCTGTAGCTGTGCACGGTCGCCTGCCGTGCGTTGTGCGGGCGTAGGTGCCGGTGAAGTCGTCTAGGTAGGGTGGCATTCGGATCATTGCGGTTCTCCTGTTGCGCGGGCGATGGCTGCGCGTGCGCGCTCCCACCATTCATCGTCGTGGTTGGGGATGGCGCCTTGTTTCAAGTCGTTGTAGATGTCTCGCAGCGCCTCAAGCATGGCCGGCGCTGCGTCATACAGCGCGTTCTCGCGCTTAATCTGCGCCTGGCTGGAAATGGATGCCGCAAGGGCTGCGGCGCGGTATTGCTCGGCGTTGTTCATACAAACCCCCTCATATCGTCGTGGCAGTCATCAAAATAGCCCTGCGCAACGTCTCGCGCATTCGGCGGCAGGTGTGCGGCCTTTGTGCTCAGTGCGGCGGCAATCTGCGCAACAAGCTCAGGGCAAATCAGGTAGTTCGGCACCGCACGGATGGCCGCAATCACGGTGCTGGCGGCTTTGTCTGCGGCGTCTGCGATCTCTCGATTGGCAATCTCTGCCGCGAGTTCTGCGGGAATAACGTCCATGTCGGTGCTCCATGAAAAAGCCACCGCATGGGTGGCTTTATGTTGATTTATCTGACGCGGATAAATATCTGCTGCCAGATATTTGTAGATAGTTGATGGCATCCCCCTTGCGGACAAAGCACCGCTTTGAGCACCTGGGGAGGCCAGACTTTTGACGTTGCCGTCATGTCGCAGTCGCTAACACTGCGGCGGGGTTTGCCATCACATCAGGAGGCCGGGCTTGATTCCGGCTGCCGAATCGCTGCGCATTGCGGAACCCGATGGGCGGCTGACAGGCTCGATCGGCTGGCCTGCCCGCAGTGCGTTTTGTTGCACGTCCTTCCGTGCTGCTCCTGATGTGATGGCCCTCGTCTTTCCGAGGCGTCACGCTGAAAAACCGTAAACACTGGGCGCGTTTCCCTGTGTGCGTAGCTGGCGAACCAGCGGATTGGTTGATGGTCGAACGTAGGCCCGCAGGGATACGAACCCGAGGAAGCGCCTTGCAATCCTGTTCACTGCCGTACTTTCGGCCCACGCCACTCCAAGGCTATGGGCGCCTACGCTGACCATCAGAAAGCAGCCCTGTGCGCTCCACCGGGAACCCCCAGCGGCAGGACTGCTATCTCATGGCCCCGGACTACTCCGGGCACTCCCGGCCCCTGGTGTAGGGGCGGGGTGGGGTTAAAACGCCAGCTTGCTGCGCAGCTCGTAGCCCATGAGGGGTTCTTGCGATTTTTTCTTCATTTCTTCATTCCTTTTTCTGGCGGCACTGATCTTTGCCTTTGTCTCTGGCGATAAGGTTCTGCGCCGATTAGCTTCAGCAATTCGATTCCGGTGTTCTTCTGAGAACTTGCGGCCAACATTCGCTGTAACCATCCGCTCCTTGGCGTCAGGAGATAGGATTTTTGTGGCTTGCGATTCACGCATTCTCATGCGCGTTTCGCCCGATGCTTTTCGTCCAGTCTGGTTAACCACGATCTTTGATCGGTGCTCGTCGCTCAAAGTTCGGCCCTTAAGGCTTGTATTGATAGCCGCTTGGTGTTCCGGTGATTTCTTGCGCCCCTTGTGTGCCGATGACATTTTTGATCGCGCCTCATCGCTATGCCTCATACCGAGTTGGCTACCGGCGACCGGGCAACAGTTGAAGCCATAGCGATGGTCTGCCGCCATTGATGACGAGATCCATTCGTTCTCACGCACCAGAAGCTCATCGGGAGTCGGTACTATTTCCAGCACAACGAACTCGAAATCCTCTGCACCGTATTTGCTCCATGCCGCTTGCAGGTAGCGGCTGTGGTGCGTGCCGCGCTGTAGCTGGCTGCGATGCTGACGCCAGCGCGCATTCGTCCTCACCGCGCTGCCCACGTATATCCGCCCACTGGCAATGTGCCGGATACCATAAATAGCGGAGAAATCAGCCGCCTTCGGCATGCAGCCTCTCCTTCAAAGCGAACCCGAGCAGCGGCCAGATTTTCTGCACAGCGTTCTGGCGCGCGATCTTGCGGCCGATCTCAGCGTCGAAGTTCTCTGGGCTGGCACAAGCTGACTCGCCAGTGACGGTGAAGCCGTTGCGCAGCACCAGCACGCAGAAGGTCAGCAGCAGTAGCTCGGGCGAGTGGTCTATGTCGCCATTGTTTGCGCCCTTCACGCCGTCGCTGGCTGTGAAGTACCACTCAAAGTCGATGTTTGCCTCAATGTCTGCCGGAGTAACACGGGCGGCGGTCTTACCTTTTGCTTGGATTTCGTTCTCGATCTGTTCGTCTGTTGCCATGGTTTTCTTTCGTTGGAAAACAGAGCGCACTGCCTATCAATGCGCTCTGGTTTTGGCCCTGTCTCCAAGGCCCCGGTACTTTTCTCGCCCCGGTGTGGCGATCCTTTTTTAGCTCTCGCTGGGAACGACGGCCCAGCGCGTTTTATGTGCATCAAGGTGGCGAAAATGGGTGCAGTTTTGATTCTTCTGCCTTGCGGGCTGCAACGGCATCGTTGATGCCGACGAAACTACCGAGGTAGCGTTTCTTTTTGTCCAGCTTGATCTCTGCCACCCATCTTTTGTCGCGGCTGTGCCAGCTCACCCCTTTATGGCCGGATGTGCTGTCACTGCGAAGGCTAGTGTTTTGGTTGTTTTCCGAGCGCGTAGCAAGACGCAAATTTGCAATTCGGTTGTCTGCCCGAACCCGATTCACATGATCTATTTCCACTACCGGCCACTCTCCGTAAACGTAGAGCCACGCGAGGCGGTGCGCTTGGTAACATCGGTCAAACAGTCTGATTTGCCAGTACCCATTTCGCTTTGATAGGCATCCAGCTACATCGCCTATGCGCATGCTGTTAGAGGGGCGCACGCGCCATGTGAAACGGCCAGTTTCTGGCTCGTACTTCAAAACTTCACGAAGTCTTGCTGCCACCAGCTTGTTCTCGCTGTCGTTTTTCATATTGCTCCTTTGAGAGAAACCGAAGCCGTCTTGTTGGAGGCAGCTTTGATTTCGCCACTCGTGAGAATGGCTCGTGTCAACCGTCTTTCCGGTTTGTCAGCCTTGCGGCTGGGCTTTGCTTTTCTCGGCATCCCTGTTTGCCTCACCGCCGTATGGAACCCAGCGGGTGGATTTCGCGTGGCTGGTTGATGTTCCTGTTGCCGATCCCATCCGGGGGCAGAGCAGTACTGACTTGAGCGACCGACGATCTTTTGTAGCCCGCTACCGCCTGCGGAGGCCCTGCGTTTACCCAGCCGTGCCTGGCTGCAAGATCAGTCGGTGGCCTGCTCGATGGCTTGTCACCCTGGCGCTGCTGTTTGGCGGCGTTGGGTTATTGTAAACACATTTACAGCGCAGCGCGCAAGAAAAGTAGATAGATTTACAAATAAATTTGCGACAGGGCCAGTGGCGGCAGTAAAAATCCGTGGTTATGATGCTAGGTATGTATCAAAACACAGTGCTTTTGGAAGAGGCGGAGCCCCCCTCTACAGCGCGGGTAGCCGCACCTGGCGAGCGCATGGCCGCGCTTGCTGCGCAGTCTCAGCAGCTAGGAGATATGGGGGTGAAAATCATCGTCTTCCCCGACGATGACATGCTGGCTACTTGGCGCTTGAGGATTGCAGCACTTGCAAAATAGCCATCGTTGCCGCGTTGAAGGCTTGGGCGCGCTTGATCTTGTCCGTCACTGGGATCATGTCGAACAGCGCAGCTATCTCAATAGCGGCGGGCGTCAAGGAGCTTGGCGCATTGCGCTGCACTTCCATGGGGCCGGTGCCATCTAGCAGCCATTGCGGGTTGACTTTGAGAAAGTCCGCCACGGCGGCGTGGCGCTTCGCTGTAAGGGTTTGATCTACGCCCTTGGAGTTATTCAAGATCATGCCGATGTTCTGCACTGAGCATTCGGCAACGTCCGCAACATTTTTGCGCGTCACCTCCTGGCCCAGCATCTCGCTGCGCCGCTCCATCGCCATCTTGAGACGTTCACCGTAAAGCATGTGCTTACGGTACCCGTACATCTGTAAATTTAGTTTCTCAGAAGTCATAAACTAGATTTACAATGGCGGCATGGACAAAAAAACCGCAATCGACCTCTTGGGTGGGACGCCCAAAAAAGCCGCGCAGGCGATGGGCTACAAGTCCATCCAGGCCGTTTACGTATGGCCTGAAGTTCTGCCGCAATCCACTGCTGACCGCGTAGCCGGTGCCGTTGCCCGCCTTGCCAAGCCAAAGCGCCGCGCCAAGCCAAGCGACACAGCAGCACAGGCGGCGTAAATGGCAACCGCCCGCACCACCGAGATCAGCTTCGAGCTTCCCGCCGAGGAAGTCGCCGTTCTTGACGGATACGCGAACGCAACCGGCAAAAAGCGCACCGCCGTCTTTCGGCAGATTCTGCGTGAGTGGAGTGAACGAAAGCACCATGAAGCAATGATGATCTGCCGCGTCGCCGGTAGCAAGCCGGACACTGCAGGATCATGCCGGGAGGCTGCGGAATGAGCTTCCCCATACCACGCCCTCGCGGCAAAGACATGCCCAGCGCAACTCCGCGCGGCAGTGCCCGCAGCAAGGCCCCCATGCAGGGGTCAATTCCACCGGCCACAAAGTCGATGGACAGCACCGGCCGATTCACCGTCAGCGTTGTATCGCCGCCGCACTTTGGAATGGTTGGCGCGGTTCGCACGGCTGATGCCCATACCACTGGAGCCCAGTGATGCAAACCAGCCAGCACGATCTTTTCGGCGCCGCACCCGCTCCGCGCCGGTTCGACCAGGACGCATTGGGCTTCCTGATCGCCTTTGCGCGCAAGCACAAGGGGCAGCCTTTCAGCTCCGAACACGTCACCATGGCCGCAATGGATGCAGGCATTGCGCCTGTGACCGATTTGAGGGCGTGGGGCGCTGTGTTTCAGCAGGCCGCCCGCGATGGCCATATCCGCCGCAGCGAGGTGCTTTTTCCGCGCTCGCTGGGCAATGGGTCGCTTTCACCTGGATGGGTTTCTCAATGAGCTGGCAAGCCTATGAGGCCGCAAAGCGCGCCTGGATCGACGCGAACCCAGGCGCAACGCCTGAGCAGTACGCAGAGGCCATGCGCGCCATTGCAGAACGGCACGGAGTCTGACATGAGTTTTCACCCGGCTAGCAATGGGCTGATCCCCTTGCGCGAAAAGACTGTGCCCGCCAGTCCTGCCGACGTGATTTTTGCGGGAGTCGAAAGGGCAGATATGCGATACGAACAATTTGAGATTGAGATTGACACTACTGGAGGTGGAGTTGTGTACATCCGCCAGGATGGGCTGAATGGCGAGGATGCAGGGACAGTTGTTTTTGGCGTCCACCAAGTACCATTTTTCATTGCAGCCCTCAAGGAATCGGTTGCAAAGATTGAAAAGGCCGAGTGAATGAAACGCCCGGCCTTCCAGTTCTACCCAGCCGACTGGCGCAATGACGCCGGGCTCAAGCTGTGCAGCCTGTCTGCTCGTGGCTTGTGGATAGAGATGATCTGCATCATGCACGCCGCAGAGCCTTATGGGCACCTGTGTGCTGCAGGTCGACCACTTGATACCCGAGACTTGTCAAAGCTGGTCGGCGAATCTGAACGCGATGTGAAGAAGTGGCTTGATGAGCTGGTGCGCAACAACGTATGCAGCAGTGAAGAAGGGGCCATTATTTCTCGCCGCATGGTCCGCGATGAAAGCCTTCGAGAGCGACGCGCCGCAGGTGGTGAGGCCGGTTCTGAGTTCGGGCATCTTGGCGCAGAACACGGCAAGAAGGGGGGGCGCCCTCGCAAGGAAACGGGGGATAAAAAACCCCCCTTAAATCCCCCCCCTTCTTCTTCTTCTTCTTCTTCATCTTCAAATACTCCATCCCTCCCCAAAGGGGGAGGTTTTGACGAGTTTTGGTCGGCATACCCGAAGAAAGTCGGGAAGGACGATGCCCGCAAGGCTTTCATGAGGCGCAAGCCGGATGACGAACTGCTGGCCTCGATGCTGGCCGCGATTGCGGCGCAGCGCGAGTCGCAGGCATGGACCAAGGACGCCGGACAGTTCATCCCAAACCCTTCCACTTGGCTGAACCAGGGACGCTGGCAGGACGAGCCAGATTCCGGCCAGCAGAGCGTTGAACGCGGCAGCGTGGGGATGGCATTCGTATGACCGGCCAGGACGCAATCATCAAGGTTCGCCGCCAAGGCTACGCGCCCGAGCTGGTGCGGATCGAGGACCGCCAGGTGCGCTACCCCGATGCATCCACCGTGATGCTCGCGCCGGCCGATGTGCCAGAGCTGCAGGACTGGCGTTTCACCGTGGGCCTGACGGTGATCGTCACGTCCTTCGACGCCGAGCGCGCCGCCCGCATTTCCGCAAGTTGCGCCGCTTTCGCCAAGCGCGTCATCACCAACACCCTCACCACGAAGCCGAACCACTGGGGCCACCCCGTTGCAGTGGTTGGGCGCATTGAAGACACCCAAGGATTGATGACATGGCCTACGTGATAACCCCTGACGAAATCGACTTCGCCGCCTATGAGCGCGAAACCGATGCGCAGCAAAAAGTGAAGCCTGCAAGCCAGTACGTGCAGGAGCTGATTGACCGCATTCGCAACCCGATCAAGGCGCCGCGTGCACTGATGCCGTGGCACAAGACGCACAACCTGATCCAGTTCCGCCCGGGCGAGGTGACCTGCTGGGGTGGGGCGAACGGTAACGGGAAAAGCCTGGTGACGGGCCAAGTTGGCTTGAGCCTGTGCGCGCAGGATGAAAAGGTCGGGCTGGCCAGCTTTGAAATGAAGCCCATCAAGTCGCTGGAGCGCATGGGCCGCCAGTGGTCCGGGCAGAACCCGATGGACCCAGCTTTCGCCGGGAGCCCGGAGGCGCAGGCTGCGCTGGTGGACTTGTACGAGCAATTCCGAGACTGGACAGATAACAGGCTGTGGCTGTACGACCAGCAGGGCACCGTGACCGCAAACCAGGTGGCCGCGGTGGTGCGCTACTGCGCGAAGGAAAAGGGCATCACCCAATTTTTCGTGGACAGCCTCATGAAGTGCGTGCAGGGCGAGGACGACTACAACGGTCAAAAATCATTTGTGGACGAGCTGACTTGCATCGCCCGCGACTACTCGATGCACATCCATCTGGTGCACCACATCAAGAAGCCGCCTACCGAGGACCACAAGCCCAACAAGTACGACTACAAGGGGTCTGGAGCCATCACCGACCAGGTGGACAACGTTATCAGCGTGTGGCGCAACAAAGCCAAGGAGCGCAAGGCCGAAGAAGGCAAGGCGGTTGACGACAAAGAGCCAGACGCACTGCTTATTTGCGACAAGCAGCGCAACGGCGACTGGGAAGGGTCTATTGGCCTTTGGTACGACCGCGCCAGCCAGCAGTTTGTGGGCGGCCCCTATGACGGCCCGTTGGTGATGTGCCGGCACCCGGAGGACTGCTGATGTCTTACATGACCGAAGCCAACGCCATCGCCTCCACGCTGCGCGGAAAGGCCAAGCCGCCAGGAATCAAGGCACGCAAGCCAACCGTGCGCAACCGCGACGTACTCAATTTCATGCGCGAGTTCTTGGCAGAAAACGACCAACTCCCACCAATGGAGCACATCGCCGCCCACTTTGGATGGGCATCTCCGATGGCCGCTCAGAGCCACATCAACGCACTGGTCAAGCACGGGCTGATCGAGCGCAACGCCTGCGGGAAATACCGGTTTTCCAGGATTCAGAAGGGGAGCGCCACATGAGGCCGATCGTCTATCAAACACCGGCATCGATACGGGCCCGCTGCGTCACAGAGGGCAAGTGCCTCATATGGCAAGGCGGCACAGATGGCCACGGGGTGCCGCGCTGCAATCATGGCGGCAAGCGGGTGAACACGCGCCGCCTTATGCGCAGTCTGGTGGATGGCAAGGCCGTGCCATCCGATCTGTGTGTCACTTGCGAATGCGGGAACAAACGCTGCGTATCAGACGCCTGTTCTTTCATTGCAACGCTATCAGAGCGTGCGTTTCTTGCTTCTGCGCGCGGCGCCTATTCCAGGCCGGATGCAGTCATTCGCTCCACGCTGGCCCGGCGCGCACGCTCCAAGTTTTCAGAAGCTGTTGTTTCCGAGATACGAGTCGCGGAAGGCACCAGCCTGGAAATTTCAAAACGCTACGGGATGAGCCAGTCGCATGTGAAGGCGATACGCCGTGGCCAGCACAGGGCCCCGCTTGGTAGCCCGTTTGCGGGCCTGGGGGCGCGATGAATGTGCCACTGCTGCAACGACGCCCGCGAGGCGCCACAACACCACCGATTTTTTGCCGAGGGCTGCCTGCACTGCGCGGCCAGGCGCATCCAGTACCTGCAGCGCACTTTGCGCCTGGCGCCCAGCGTGACGCGCGACCGCTGCAGGGCAGCGCTGGCAGACGCAGTGGCGAATGGGCTGCCCGAGCTGGAGATACGGCGCATGGCGAAGCTGCCGGAGTGGCAGGTTGCCGAGCTGGTGGCCGTGCCGGAAGTCAAAAAAACCAAACGAGTGAGGTGATTGCATGACCCGTATCTACATCGCCGGCCCCATGACCGGCCTGCCAGAGCTGAATTACCCCGCTTTCAACGCCAAGGCGGCCGAGCTGCGCGCGCAGGGCCACCACGTAGAGAACCCCGCAGAAAACCCCGAGCCGCACTGCCGCAGCTGGCTGGGGTACATGCGCCTGGCGCTGGTGCAGATTGCCCGCTGCGATGCCGTGGTGATGCTGCCAGGCTGGTCAAAGTCACGCGGCGCGTGCATCGAGCACCAGCTCGCGGTGGGCCTGGGCCTGCAAATTATTGGCCACGGGTATGCGCCCGAGGACTGGAGTGGCTGCGGCAATGTCGGAATGGAAGCGTGTGATGCCTGAGCCAATCATTTTCACGCTGCCATGGCCGCCCAGCGCACTGAGCCCGAATGCGCGCCAGCACTGGAGCCAGCTTTCCAAGGCAAAAAAGGCCTACCGCAACATCTGCGCCTGGACAGCAAAAGAGCAGGGCGCCAAGCGCATTGATGCCGAACGACTGCACCTGACCATCACGTTTGTGCCGCCGAACCGGCGCGCGCACGACCTGGACAACTGCCTGGCGCGTATGAAATCCGGGTTGGATGGCTTGGCCGATGTGCTGGGGGTAGATGACAAGCACTGGACGCTGACGATTGGCAAGGCCGAGGAAATCGGCGGCATGGTCCGAGTGGAGGTGCGGCATGCCTGAGCTTGCCATTCAAGCCGCATGGAACGAGCCGGTTCAGGCCGGCCAGCACTTCAAGAACGTGGTGGTCCCCTGGTGCAAGAGCATGTGGGCGGCCGGACACCGGCTGCACGTTGAGGTGCGCTTGCATGAGGACGCCAAGACCGATCGACAAAGGGCCTACTACCACGGGGTAGTGCTCAAGACCATCGCTCAGCAGGCCCGACCGAACGGCGCGCAGTTTCCGCTGGCTGTCTGGAAAGAGCATTTCCGCGCGGAGTACCTGGGCCACAAGACCGTCACCACCAAGAACCCGCTGACAGGCAAGAAGGTGCGCCGCCGCCAGCGCGTGAGCACTGAGGACTTGGGAGTGAAGGGCTACAGCCAGCTCATCGACCGCGTGAGTGCCTTTGCCGCGACCGAGTTGGGGGTGTCGTTCCCGGCCACGTTCCAGCAGTGGGAGGGCATGCAGGTGGACCCGGATACGGGGGAGATCTATGCGTAGCAAGAACAAACCAACTCCCACCGCTGCAGAGTGCCGGCACATCGAGCGATTGGCAGCCCTGCCGTGCGTAGTGTGCGACGAACCAGGCCCCAGTGAGGTGCACGAACCCGAGCAGGGGTTGTGGTTTGCATCCATGCCGTTGTGCCCCGCTTGTCACCGTGGGCCTGATGGCTGGCATGGCACCCGGCTGCGCTGGAAGCTGCGCCGCATCAATGAGATTCAGGCAATCAACGAAACCGTGAGAAGGGCTTACCAGTGACGAAATGCCGCATCAACCTCAAAGACGCCGTGGATGACCTGGCGCCACCACCACCGCCGTGCTTTTTCAACCG